TGGCAGGTGCATCGTGACGAGTCGGTCACGGTCCCGCACGCAACCGGCGACAATCTCGAAGACCCCCGGTTGTTCCTATTCCGTGGCGGTCTCTGGCTCGCGTGGACTGCGGCTCGATATGGGCCGAAGGGTTGGACCTGCCGACAGCACTACGGGCGACTTGAGCGCACCGGCGAGGGCTGGCACGTCGCCCAGGCATTCGCCCCGCGCTTCGGCAAAAACGATGGCAAGGCAAAGGAAAAGAACTGGCAGTTTTTCGGCAGCGACGGGCGATTGTTCGCACAATACGAACCGCATCACGTCATCGAGATCGAAGGCGACATTGTGCGCCGTCAGTGGCGCGGTCGTCCGCTCCCGTGGCGATGGGGCCGACCATCAGGCGGAACACCTCCGGTCCCGTTCGCACCGGGGAAACTCATCACGTTTTTCCACGCATACGAACACGACCCGATCTTTCAGCGCCGATACAACATGGCGGCTCTCGTGTTCGAGGATCGGCCACCGTTCCGGCACCTGGCCGTTTCCGCTGTGCCGTTGGTCGTGGCGTCCGAACATGATCGATTGCCCGCTGACGGCTGGCGTCCGCTCTGCGTGTTCCCTTGCGGATCCGTGCGCGACCCCTCGGGCTCGTGGGTCGTGTCGCTCGGGATCAATGACATGGATGTCGGTGTCGTGTCGTTCCAGCCTCACGAGTTGCATCTAACCGAACCGACCGCCCGCCCGAAGCTCATCGGCGATACCGCTCGCGTGCGGGTCCTGCGTCCGATCTTGGCAGGTGGTAACATCGTGGTCCCTCCCGCCGTGGTCGATATTCCTCGCCGATCTGCCGAGACGCTGATTGCTCGTCGGTCTGTCATTCCCCTTCCAACCTACACGCTCGCATGAACCTAAACGAAGAAGACCTCGACGCATTTTTTGACGACGAAGAATTCGCCGACATCGTGTCCGGTCGTCCGGACGGCAAGCCATTCAAGGCGATTTTCGACGAGGCCTATTTCGACCCAGAAGCGGGCGAGACGGTCCTCGATGCGACGCAACCGCGCCTCACCTGCAAGCGGTCCGATCTAACAGGTGTCACCCGAAAAACCGTGCTGACCGTCAAGGGTCGGTCGTTCACCGTCCTCAACATCCAGCCAGACGGAACCGGGCTGGCAATGGTGAAACTCTCCCCGCAGACACCCGACGATGATTGATGTCCGGACATCGAACCTTCAAGACCTCGCCGATCAAATCGGCCGGCGCAAATCTCATATCGAGATGGCGATGCGTCGGGCTGTCGGATCGTTCACGGCGTTGCTGCGGTCGATGGTTCTAACCGAAGTCCGCAAGCGCATAGGTCTGCCCCGTGAGGAAATGAACAAGGTCCGCATCCGCTCCAAGATCGTGCGGAACAAACTGCAGGCGTCGTTGTGGGTCGGGTCCAACCCGGTTGCAATTCGATACCTGCGGCCCCGGTTCACCAAGAAGGGCGTGACCGCTGGCGGGGTGAAGTATCCCAAAGCGTTCTTGCCGTTCAAGAAGCGTGGATCCAGCCTGATCCTGCAACGCGTGGGCAAGGACCGTCTTCCGCTGGAGGTCCCCGAAGTTGATATCAATGACATCGTGATCGAAGTGCTGGACCGCGAATGGTCCAGGCTGGAAAGTTACTTCGACAAACGTGTCCTGGCCGAACTCGAAAACATTGACCGCAGAGCATGAACATTCCCGAAATTGACCTCCAAGTTTACCATCAGAACGCGTGCGACCAGATCGCCGAAGCGCTCGCCGATGTCGTCGAAGTTGTCGCGGCATACCCTCGTTTTGAAACCGTCATTCCGAAGCGAGCGATCACCATCGAGCTTGATACTTTCACGCCCGACAATCCGGAGGACGTAGGGACTGAGCAGTTCGCGGCAAACCTCCGGTTCGCTGCCTTTGTGTTCGTCTCGTTCTTGGAGGATGACGCCAAACTGTTAGTTCGGAAGATCGGCGCCAGGCTCGCGGCGTTTGTCTATGGGAAGCGGTTCGACTGCCCGGTCGGTCCTGCAAAGATCGTCGTCGGCTCGCCGGATGACATGAGCTTGCCGGGAAAGACGGGCCGCAACGGGGAGGGCGAAGACTACGAGGTGTGGCGCGTCGAATGGAGTCACGACGCATTCATGGGAACCAACGTGTGGAGCGGTGACGACGGCGATCAGGTCATTGAGGTTTGGACATCGTTTGCCCCGGCCATCGGACCCGACCACGCCGACGAATACGAACTCGCAGCCGAAACACCCGCGCCATGAGTGCAGCCCTAACAGACACCCAGCGACGGCTGGCAAACATCATCCGGATCGGGACCGTCGAGGAAGCCGATTTTGCAACTGCTCGCGTGAAGGTCCGGTTCGGAGAAATCCTGACCGGCTGGTTGCCATTTGGTGGTCAACGTGCGGGCGGGATGCGGGTTTGGAATCCGCCATCGGTCGGCGAGCAGGTCGTGGTCCTCAGTCCATCCGGCGACCTCGCGCAAGGGGTCGCGATGCCTGGGCTGTATTCCGACGCGAAGCCCGCGCCGGGATCGACTGGCACGGCGGTCAACATTGTGTTTCCAGATGGCTCGACGCTGTCATGGGACGGCGGAAACCTCGTGTTCACCTCGACCGCTGCGGTCAAGATCGTGGCCCCGACGATCCGCCTCGAAGGTGCGGTGACGGTGATCGGAAACATCAACCAGACAGGCGGGATCACTTCGAGCGGTGACCATGTCGCGCAAGGTGTCTCGCTGAAAAATCACACGCATGTTCACACAGCACCGGAACCGGCACCGACCGGCCCGCCAAACTGAAAAAATGTGCTTGCATCGGAGCGCGTTCCTGATTGGCTCGCGTCGCACCAATCGCAGGGTGGAAGAGCGGTCTATCTCACCGGGCTCATAACTCGGTTTTCGTGGGTTCGAATCCCACCCCTGCAACCAAACACAACCATCATGAAAGCATCCCACCTCGCAGCCCTTTGTCTTGCCAGCCTCGGAATTGGCGGCATGTCTTCCGCAGCCATTGCGGGCCCGCAGCATCATTCCAACAAGGCCGCTCTTCCAGCCGCATCGCAGGCAATGGAGATCGCGATGAAATACGACATGCGCGAGGGCGGCTTTCCAATCGAGATGCTGTCCATCTCATGGCAGAAACTCAACCAGCGGCAGATTCGGAAAAACCGCCGCCGCGCACACGCAGCGGGCAAGCGCAACGCATTTCAGCCGTAACCATCCGGCATCAAGATAGAGAAAAGTAGACGTGCAGATTCTCTGAAATCAATTGTGACGTTCAATCGGGTGCAATGCCCGTAAAACTAACCCCATGGACCCGGGCTTCTCGACCGGGCGAGCCGCACCTGAAGAGCCTAGGGTGTGGATAGTCTGGCCCGGACGAAAACGGCCCGTAAGGGTAGGGCAACCATTTTCCGCGCTTGGTAGCAATCGGAAGCAGCATACCACCAAATAACGACAAGGCCCCGGGCGGCAGCGAAGGACAGGGATGGTCCTTCCGGTCCGGGGCCGCTTTCTTTCTCCCCTGCGAGTGCAGGAACGGGAACGCGGCCCGCGTTAAGGTTCATCAAAGTTCATTGTTAAACCAATACCTCTGGTGGTTTTCGCCCTTAACGCGGGCCGCATGCAACAGGCGCGGCAGACTTTCCGCCGCTTGCTCCATACCGTGCAACCGATGCGAGGCATGGACGCAACCACCGGGAAGCCGCTCGACGGCATTGCCCACCTCAAGCAGTCGATACGGGATGTCCTGACAACCCCGCTCGGCTCGCGCGTCATGCGCAGGGACTACGGGTCCCGATTGTTCGACCTAGTCGATTCCCCGCAGACACCTGACACCATCGGCGACATTTACGCCGCGACCGTCGAAGCCCTCAACAAATGGGAGCCTCGAATCTACCCCCAGCGCGTGCAGGTCACGACCGTTGAGGCTGGGCGTATCGAGATCGACCTGACAGCGATTTACCTGCCGGATGGCCGCGTCATCACCATCGACGGCATCACGTTCTCATGAGTGCATTCACCGCCATTGACCTTTCCCAGCTTCAAGCCCCGGCAGTCGTTGAGCCGCTGGACTTCGAGACGATTTTTGCCGCGATGCTCGCCGACATCCAGGCGCGCGACGCGACATTCTCGGCGCTCGTCGAGTCCGATCCCGCTTACAAAATCCTCGAGGTGTGCGCTTATCGGGAACTCCTCATCCGGCAGCGCGTCAACGATGCGTCCCGCGCGGTCATGCTCGCCTATGCGACCGGGACCGACCTCGACCAGATCGGCGCAATCTTCGGCGTTGCTCGGCTCGAAATCACGCCAGCCGATCCCGACGCAATCCCGCCCGTCGCTGCCGTCATGGAGTCGGACGCCGATTTCCGCAGGCGGATCCAGCTTTCACTCGAAGGGTTCTCAACCGCTGGACCAGAGGGGGCTTACGTTTTCCACGCACTGGCCGCAGACGGCGACGTGTTGGACGTGTCGGCCACGAGCCCCGACCCCGGCGAGGTTTTGATTTCCGTCTTGTCGCGGACTGGCGACGGCACCGCAGATTCCGGTCTGATCGCCGCGGTTGAAACTGCCCTCAATGCGGAAACCGTTCGACCACTCACCGACCTCGTGACGGTCCAATCCGCGACCATCGTTGACTTCGAAATCGAGGCCACGCTCCACACTTACCCGGGCCCCGATCAATCGGTTGTCCTGGCAGCCGCAAACGCAGCCCTCGACGCGTATCTCGCGAGCGTTCGGCGCGTCGGCCTCGATGTCACGTTGTCGGGTATCTATGCGGCCCTCCATCAACCGGGCGTCCAGCGTGTAACGCTAATTGAGCCCACCGCAAATGTCGAGGTGACCAACACCGAGGCGGCTTATTGCACCGCCCGAACCGTAACTATTGCCGGCGTCGATGAGTAACCTTCTCCCACCAAATGCGACCCCGCAGGAACGAGCGCTGGAATTGACCACCGCTCGGGTCGGTGACGTGCCGGTCCCGATCCGGTCGCTATGGGACGCCGACACCTGCCCCGCCAACCTGATCCCGTGGTTGGCGTGGACGCTGAACGTCGATGTTTGGGACGCCGGATGGAGCGAGGAAATCAAACGCTCAGTCATCCGCAACGCCGTGCAGCGCGCTCGCGAGAAAGGCACCGTTGCAGCCGTGCGCGGCATCCTGGCCGACTTGGGCGCGGGCTCGGTCGTGGTCGAGTGGTTCGAGAAATCGCCGCTTGGAACGCCGCACACTTTCACGGTCAACATCGTGACCAACGACACGAGCGTTGAGATGCAAGCCGCGATGGCGCGTGCGATCGATTTGAAGAAACCTCTCCGTTCTCATTATGACATTGTGTTCGGCGTTGCTACCGAAGCATCTATCAACATCGTCGGCGTGCTTCGCACTGCGGTGTTTGTCCGACTCGACGGCGGAGCAACCTATTGACTTCCACTCCTATGCCAGCCCTCAACTTCATTTTAACAACCGCAGGCAAGGCCGCGATTGTGAACGCGGTGAACACCGGAACCGATCCGGTGGTTATCGATCGCGTGGCCATTGGTTCCGCATCGTGGACGCCCACCGCAGCCGCGACCGCGTTGAATACCGAGATCAAGAAAATCAGTGCCATCGGCGGCGGGACCGTTGCGGACGACACTATCCACGTCACGGCGAACGATTCCACGACCGACGTTTACACGGTCAAAGAGATCGGGCTTTTCACGGACGACAACGTCCTGCTCGCGATCTATTCGCAGGCCGACCCGATCATTGTTAAGGGCGCGGGAACCGTTGCGCTGATTGCGGCCGATCTGGTCATCACTGGCGTTCCCGCTGGCTCCGTGACTGTCGGCGACACGACCTTTGATTATCCGCAGGCAACCGAAACGGTGAAGGGCGTTGCAGAAATCGCGACCACGGCGGAAGCCCAGGCGGGCACCGATGACGAGCGGATTCTGACCCCGAAGAAGCTGCAGGACGTGACGGCGACCTCTTCACGGAAGGGCGTTGTCCAGCTCGCCAGCAACGCGGAATCGCAGGCCGGGACCGACACCGCGAAGGCCATCACGCCCGCATCGTTGGCAGCCCGCACCGCGACCGCGACCCGTGCCGGTCTGGTCGAGCTTGCGACCGACGCCGAGGTCCAGACGGGAACCGATACGGATCGCGCCGTCACCCCGGCTGGTCTGTCTGCCCGCACCGCGACGACCACCCGCACCGGCATTGCATCGCTCGCCACCGATGCGGAAGCCATCGCAGGGACCGAGGCCGGAAAGATCATCACGCCGACAGCGCTCAATGCGTTGCTTGCGGTCTACGGCCACCCATACGGCAAACCTATTTCGACCGGATCGAACCTCAACAGTATCGACGTCACCGGGTTTTATCGCTACCCGGGCGGCGGTTCTGTTTCTAACAGACCGACCGAAGACAGCGGATCGACGACTTACGATTTCGACATGATCCACATTCAAGCCTTCGGTGGCGAGGCCTCGCAGCTTCTATTCATCGACGGCTCTCAGATTTACTATCGGTCGAGCAGCGCGGGCGGTGTCTGGTCGTCATGGTCGCGGCTCATCACCGGATCACGCGTCGCAACGACAACGATTCAAGGGATCGTCGAGCTTGCGACAAGCGCCGAGGTGCAAGCCGGGACTGATACCGAGCGGGCGGTCACCCCTGCCGGGTTGGCATCGCTGACCGCATCTGGAACTCGTGCCGGTCTGGTTGAGCTCGCCACCGATGCCGAGGTTCAAGCAGGGACCGACAC